AAGTTCTATTAAGAGGAAATCGGAAAAACCTCATGGTTATTTATGGTTTGCCTCATTGGGCATCCTTCGCGGACTTTACTGGTTTTCCTTCCAGCCTGCAATAATAGCAGGATTTTATGTGACGGTCCGATGCATAGTCACATCCGTTATCGTTTGGAACGGGTTATCAGTAACCAACTAGTGTTGAGGATTCAATCAAGCGATTGGTGCCGTTGGTGCAGGTGGTGCACTTGGGCGTGGCAGACGACGACGTGGTTGTCTTTGTCGAGGTGCAGCAGGCTGTGTGGCGCGAGCGCGAGGTTGCGCTGGTGCGCGAGCAGCAGGTGCACGTCTTCGGCGTTGCCGTGGCGGGTGTGGAGCAACAGCTTGTTCGACAGCTGCCTCACGAACAGCAAGGTTGTTTACTCGCTGCGTTAGTGCTTTGATAACACCCCCCTTTTTATCGCGTTTAACGGTTTTATTTCCGTTAGATTGACGTTCGGTCACCTCATTGGTCACTTCCTTCAACAAAGTGGAACCAAGAGTCTTCAAGCCTTGTAAGGCTACTTTACCTATAACACCCCAGAAGTTGTACATAGCGGGCATACAATCTTTGAGGTCGTAAAATCCATCCATAAGCATCTGCATAGCTTCTAAAGATGGTTTCGGTGAAAGTTGCATCATACCTGCCCAGGCCGAACGATTGGCAGGTTGGATCTCGAGTCCTATATAAGTTTTGATAGCCAAAATCTCCGAAGAAACTTCTACACTGAAAGTATTTAAGGTGATACCCTTATAATGTATCCAGGCAAAAGTCATATCTTTAGACCAAAGCGTATCTTTCAAAACGGGCACAGCAGCAGTTAATGTGCCAATAGGTGCAGAATCGAGAAAGGGGACTTGATGTGGTACCCCAACGGCATCAATCCAGTAGGAAGTACAATTGTACAAACCTTTATTAACTGGGACGCCAGAGCCGGCATTAGTGTTTGTTGCGGCTAACCACTCAGGAGAGATGGTGTTAAGTCGCTGCACAGTAAATGTGCCTTCCATCGCTTTACCGGCATAAGAGCGTTGGGATTGCATCATTATCTGGGACATAGATGGAATAAAAGAGTCGGTGTTACCAACACTAGCTGCTTCACCACTGTTGTTAAAATTAAGCAGTTGAAAACTAGTGTTTGGATCCAGATCAATGATGTCGGCTTTTAAGCCGAGCATGTCAGCGATATCAGAACGTATAGATAGTGGCACTTTTGCCCATGACGAAAGTTGCTCATCGCTGGCAGCAGAACCTTTAATTATTTTGCAGCGTTTATCGCGCACGAGTGTTGGGATTAGCTTACGAAATAAATCGGAGTGTTGTTCAGCTAAAGATAACAATGTGCCGGCAAAGAGAATGTTTGGATTGAATTGACATCCAGAAACCATGCCGACATTATTGAACATCGATGCGTTCAAATACGTGGTGGTGCTGCGATAGGCGGGTCGATATAAATTCGCGTCGTTATACCAATTGGACCAGTTGTAGGTGTCAACAATACCGACATTGGCAAGATCTTGATACCAAATGCCAGATGTAGCATCGCGCACGAAGCCAATATATTTAACGCGGCCGCCGTTTGGGATGAGAAAGGCATACTCATTCCAAACAGGCACCTGTTCAACGGATAAACCGTTAGCAAGTGAAGTTGGTGCATTAAGTAAATCAATACCACGCCATTCGGTGACTACTTGTGTACGCGCGTCGTTAGTCGGCATACCTTCGTAGTTCGAAATGGCTGATGGTGGATGCAGAGTCTTTTTCACAAATGCACTTGCAGCAGAAGGTGCTGGTTTAGCGATAGTTTGAACCTCAGTTTCTGACACTCGCTGGAACATGTCAGGGTCGATAGAATTAGGGGCAGAGTGAGCCATAATTTAAATGATTGAGTAATTAAAGAATATGTGTGACATATATACAAAGATAGAGAATGCTTAGGTAGCAGTGCATCTCGAACAATAACCTAAAAATGTATTTACAGATATTTACAATATTAAAGAAAATTAATTAGTCAAAACGGGCTTCACAACTTCAACAAGTTGTTCCCATTTAATATCGGGAACAGTGAAGAGAAAAGCTTGCAAGTTAAGCGCATTACTATAAGTTAAGCGGTCTTGCCCGTAATGTAAACTATTCATTAAAGCGCCGTGGTTAACTTGATATTGAGTTTTCACAACTTTAAGTGAGTTGGCGACATTGATCTTAGATTCTTCAAAATGCTCTTTACTACGATAAGTAGCGCCAAGAAATTTACATGTGCGACGAACAAGGTCAGGATAGAAACCATATGGAGTGATAAAGAATCCTGCAAATTCACCAATATCAGTTAAATTAAACTTTAATTTGTGGTTAGTTACTTTAAGTAGTTCTTTACCTTCAGTGGTCATAACCGCCTCTTTACAGAGTATTGATGAATCATCGCCTTTGAATACAGCAGCTTTGTAGCCCTTAAAATCAAAAAGTACGTACATGAGAGCGCAGTTACACAAAGTATTTTCAGCCAAAGTAAATGGGTTGCCAGAAAACTGTTTGCCGTGCCCCTGAAGTGAGGCATTGCCCAGTTTAGTATGGTAAACAAGTTTCCAATGGGTACGATATTCGGTAAACCAATCCATTAAGAAAGCAGGTGCACCCATCCATAGACACAGTTGTTTGGTCATTCCGGACATGGCGTTTATGAAACTTGAATCCCATTCGCTAAAATCGTTAAGGAACCATTTTTCATCATCACGCCATTTTTCTTCCATCATGGCGGTAATCTCGGCACTTATTTCTTCATCAGAGCCGTGAGTTGCAAAAATGATGTTGCGTTTGTTCTTCTTTGCGATATGACGTATGCGCTCTATGAGAGCACGAGCGTAAGCACATAATAGTAGGTTTACACGTTTTGAAAATGAGGCAACACCCTGGCCACATTTATCACTGGTATCCCATTCATCTGCTTCGCTGTACTTGCCTTGACGTTTATTGACGAATTCAATTATCTCGTCATATTGGTCAAAAGCTCTCTCAATATCATGAGCACATTTTTGATTCGTATTCATCTTCTTATTCAGTGCTTCAAGATAATCACGATAACATTTGCGTAGCTCATCATGCATATGATATAAATCTTTTTGCAACTTATCTATGGAACGTGCGTTGCCATAAAGAGCTTTGCTCAATCCGCGTAATAACTTATCTGTTGTGATCGCTAATTTTTTGCCTTTTAATAAACGATTTGTTTTCGAGTATCGAGTAATGAGCGTGCGAACAGTTTCTTTAGTGTCGTTGCTCACTTGGTTTTTAACAAATGCAATATTTGGGCAAATTTGCGAACCGCGGAAGGATCGATGTTTAGTGGTGATTAAATCAGCATTCACTTTAAGCTGGCCGCTTGGAACGGCTGGCATTTCAACAGGTTGTAGGAAAGCATGTTGTGGGTATGCAAGATTGCCTTCGAGACGGACGGAACTAGCAATTTGTATTGCAGCATCCGGTGGACAGTGGTCGGCAGCAACAGGAATTAAGTTGTCGGCAACGATTATGTCAGGTTGCGCGTCTTCGTCGGCAAAGTTGTTGAAAACATCAGTAACGACGTTCAACTCTGAGT